TGCGGTGGTATACCGATGCCCAGCGTGCTGCCATGGATAAAGCGGCAGAAAAGCGTCAGGCCGCAAAAGAGGCTAAGGTAGAGCAGCGTAGAATTAAGTTTGCGGCAAAAAATGCTTTCGGTTTTGGAGAAGCCGGATTCATTACTATCTTCCGTGGAGACAGCAAAGTCCTTGATGATTGGGCTCATGAGACTTCGCCCTGCCGTGCACGATATAATACTTTCTTTGGATGGTTCTGCCCGAGCAGGATGGAGATTGTGAACCTTCCTGATGAAATAGAGAAGGTTGTTCTTCAGTGGGATGAAGTTAAGGATAATAATGACCCTGAAGGACTTACTATGCGGGATAACGATGAAGTGCGGCGGTATGTCCATACTAAATTGTATGGTGAAAGCACTAGTGATTATCAGGGCGAAGTAGGTAACTGGCTTGAAAAAGAAGTCACTATTAAGAAAAATATTCGTAATGATGGTTATTATGGAGCTTCTAATTTTCATGTGATGGAAGATAATGAAGGTAATGTTTATGTTTGGTCTACTTCATCAAAAAGCCTCGAAGTAGATAAGGTATACAATTTGAGAATGAAAGTTAAAGAGCATCGAGAATATGAAGGCGTAAAGCAAACTGTCGTATATTATTGTAAGGAGATTAAGTAATATGGGCGAGCTTTATTTTGAAAATCATTATGGTGAGCGTAAGGTTATCGCAAATTGCGATAATCAAGAGCAGGTATATAGAGAAATTAATAAGTTTGTAGATGAGTGTAATAAGAAGCGTAGAGATGGTAAAAACTTTAAATCCCATTACATTCGTACATGGGAAAGTGACGGAGAAATTCATTATGACATTGGTAGTCATGATGAGTTCTTTCATTGGAGGTTAAACAAAAATGCTTAATTCCGCGGGCGAAAGAGAGCTTTGTTATATAGTTACTGTTGATACGATCAGCTCTATTACAGGATATGATCGAGTAGAATTGGCGCATGTTGGCGGTTGGGCCGTTATAGTTAAGAAGGATCAATTTAAACCAGGCGACCCTGGTATTTACTTTGAGATTGACTCTAAGGTGCCTTCAAATAAAGAGTGCTTTGCTTTCCTTGAAAAGCGCAATTATAAAATTAAGACCCTTAAAATGTGCAAAGTTGTGTCGCAAGGCTTACTAATGAGCGCAGAAGATTTTGGATGGCATGTTGCGCCCGCGCTCAATATTGAAGGATATAATACTCCTTATATCATAGATAATGAAGGACATAGCCATAATGTAGAAAACGAATCTCGTTTCCTGACTAAGCAGCTTGGTGTAACTTATGCAGATGAAGAGGATAATCAGCGCAAAGCGCCATCTATAGATAAATACAAGAAAATGGCGCAACGGCATCCTAAGATTTTCAAGAAGCCAATTGTGCGTTGGCTTATGAAATATAAGTGCGGCCGCAAGATAATGTTTTTACTTTTCGGGAGAAAAGGCGATAAGAAGAATAATTGGCCTGCGTGGGTAAAAAAGACTGACGAAGAAAGAATTGAAAACCAAATTTGGACACTCAAAGATAAAAGTCCTTGGATTGTAACAGAGAAGTGTGATGGTTCATCAACTACTTTCACGATGAGACGTGGCAGATTTAATAAGAAAGAATTTTATGTCTGCTCTCGTAATGTATGTTTTGGTAATGAAAATAAAAAACAATGCTATTATGACTCTAATATTTATTTAGAAATGGCTGAAAAATACCATATGTTTGAAGTATTATCTCAGTTCCTTAAAGAAACTCCTTCTGCAAAATGGGTTACAATCCAGGGAGAAACTTATGGAGAAGGAGTCCAGCGCAATACTTATGGGCTAAAAGGTCATGATTTTATGGCTTTTAACCTTATTACTTCCGATAAAGGGCGCTGGAACAGTTGTGAGATGAAGAAACTTCTTGAAGAAAAATATAATGTTCCATGTGTGCCAATTCTTAATGAAGCATATATTCTACCTGATTCAGTAGAAGAACTTCGAGAGTATGTAAATAGCCAGCCTTCGGTTATTAATGGAGAATTAAAGGAAGGCATCGTATGCCGTTCTCTCGATGGCGTAAAATCATTTAAATGCGTCTCACCCGAATATTTGATGAAATATCATAGTTAATCAGCGCTAATTTTAACATAGATAAATAATTCTTTTGGTACATAAAGGTGAGGGGTATGGATATAATTATCGGTCTATTATACATAATTTTCATTACATTAGTCTTTCTATATTTTAAAAATAATGGAGGAAATTTTCCGTATGATGAGTAATGAAACCAAGATTGAAATTCTTCGTGCTAGGCAGAGGGTACTACTGGCGCGAGGACCATATAATTATAATATTGTAAATAAAATTGAACGTCAGATTAGGCGGCTCCAAAAGGAAGATGATGCGGCATGAGTATTTGGGGATGTTTAGTGATCTTTGCGCTTGGAGCAATTTTTGGGATATTTTTGACAGCGCTTATTAGCGCGAATAGGTTAGATGAAGTATAAGGCCCCTCAGGTTTTGCCCTGAGGGGCGTATTTTTTTATTTTAGGGGGTGAGGGGATGGCAATAGAAGGACATCCTGGCAATGAATACTATGGTGTTGGCTATCCGTTATCTCAGTTTCAGCCAGGTAAAAGATATTTATATTTTTCTTCATTACAAACATATGGTTAGGATTTATGGACAGAAGCAAAAGCTGGACTTGCTTATCATACTAGTGACAAGGGCAGAAGGAAAGATTTAACCGCTGTATATCAAGAAATTCTTAATTTTTTAAATCGCATGTATAAGCGATCACTTAACAGTGAAAATTTATTTTTTTCAACACAAATTTCAAATAATAATAATTTTGGCAGTCAAACTAAAACTAAATTAGAATCAGCGCTTGATGAAGCATATCATAACAAAAATTTTTTTCCTTTTATAGCATTGATTAATTAGCTCAATTCATAGAGTACTAATGATTTAAAATTTTTATTAGACGTAGAGCAAAAACGCTTACGTATTATACAAAAATAGAGAGAGGAATTTGAGAACTTAAGTCAACGTAGCATATCTATCTATGCCAATAAATGGGCTGAACACCATAATAGGGCTACCTTATAGCGTAGTCGCAGCAAGAACATGAGAGAAATGAATAATGATAAACAAGACTAGGCTTGGGAAGGCTTTATTGAATCTAAGTTACTAAGAAAAACAACGTCTGACAAAGAAAAAAAAGATTTACAAGCAATACAAGAAGCAACAGAAACGTTAGCTGCTCATTGTGCAAAAGCATTGCAGTTATGCTATGATAAAATTATGACTGATAGAAGTTTTAATAATACAATTAAAGAACTTTTATTAAAAGGCCGGCCAAAAGATATAGATATTGACATGACGATGTTACCCTTTTTATTAGAAAATTTTATGAGAATTAATCGTTCAGCAATCTTCGCTTATGCTAAAAATCCATATTTATCTTCTAATGCCGCGTTAGATGAATCAGAGGTTAATTAGATAATAGAACAGTTTATTAGTGCTTTGCGGCATACAATAGATGCACGAGTAGAGACAAATAATCATGCAACGGATGTAGAATTAACTAGAGATGTATTTGCGACGTCTGAAACATCTAATTTTAATAGACAATTAACCCGTTTTTATTAGCTGCAAGCTGACGAAAATGATCGTGAAGTTGAACGATTAATGTAGCTATATAAAATTGAAGACCTGCCTCAAAACCTTAGCGTAGGGAATACAGAGGCCAGAACAACTATCCGAGGATTAACACGAATAGCTTCAGAAGTTTTTTTAGCTTGTGAATAGTGGATTAAAAATAATTATCAAAATTTAAGCGAAAAACAAAAAGAAAAGCTAGACAAAATTATCCAAGATGCAGAAAAAAATGCACGTAGTAAAGTATTAGATATTATTACTACGATTTTCTCAGACAGTAAAACAGCCAACAGGCGATTAGATGGAGAAAAAATTATTCAACATATTAAAGATATTTTAGTATCCACGCAACATCAAGCCAAATTTCATTTTCGCCCATCTGCTATTGCTGAATCATCTGCTGCTTCTAGCTTAATTGAAATGCTACCTTAGAGAGACTTAAAAAAATGTTGTATTGATAATTTAACTGGTTTATCTAGTGGTACTTCTACAAAATCCGATATAGTGATTGGAGAATTTATTGGAACACCAAATAAGGCAGCTGAAGAATTAGAAAAAGCAATGAGCCATTCTTTGCCAGAAATTATTAGAATTTAGACTATGACTGCTAGCAAAGCTAATCAAAAAGACCCAAAATTGCGTAGAAGCTCTCGGACAATACTCAAACAAGCTAGAGCCATTCGAGATGAGGCTGGTGTTAGAGTAAATTCAATGCTCGCAGAGGCAGATCTAAAACAAACAGAGGGAGCATTAGACCGCCTTCAAACCGTCGTAGAGCGTGAAATAGACAAAGCATGGAATCTAGGGTCATTAACTTTTTCTAATATTTATTTTTATAAGGAAGATCAAAAAGCTATTATTTCAATCAAAGACGATCAAAAAGCTATAAGTACCTTAAAGAATTATATTCAAATCAGTGAAACAGTTAAAAATTATCATGCATATTTTTCTAAAGATATGGGTTTTCATGGCGGAACACTCGGCAGTACTATTAATCGACAATTAGAAAATATCGCATTCATGGCAAAAGCTGGAGGAATAACATTACCTGATGTAAAAATATTAACAACCATGGTTTGCAATGCGGCTCCTGGATTGGTTGCTGAGAAAGAACGGTCGCACTTGGAAAATATTTTTTCCGCGATAGCTAGTGTCCTACTATTCAATGACAGCGGGGCAGAGGTTAAAAGAATATTATCTAAGGTAGAAGAAGCTGGAGATCCAAAATTTTTACATCTATATGAATTAAATGGTGTATTAGTCCCATAGTCATATTTAATTTTTTAGACTAAAGAATATATAGATCAGATGATTCACAAAACTGAAGGTATTCCTACTGATCAAAGAATTCAAGCTACCATTGAAAATCATACTCCAAGAAGTTGGGCGGGAAATGATGGAGTACAAACCTTTGCGACGCCATCTGATTGGAATTTCATTGGGAGAAAAGCCAGCAGTGAAGTATCTATTAATATAACCTTTGCTGCTGGTTTCCTAGATTTTATTGATAAACTTGTTGGAGCAGTAAATGAACTACCATCATAAGGAGGTAAGGCTAAATGACACCAGAACAAATAATAACTTGGATTTCTCAAAATATAATCCAGTTATTCATTATCGGTTCCATTTTTATCCAAATAACGCCGATAAAATGGAACCCAATCACTTCCTTCGTTAGGTGGTTTGGTAAAATAATTAATCAAGACTTAGAAAAAGAAATTCGCATTCTTAAATCTAGTGTCAACGATATTATCAAACAAACCGAAGAAAATGAAAAAGATCGCATTCGATGGGAAGTATTAGATTTTGCAAACAGTTGCCGCAATGGCAGAAAACACACCAAAGACGAGTATCATCATATTATAGCATTAAATGATAAGTACCATTCCCTACTTGACCGTACCCATGATTCAAACGGTGTATTTAATGCTGAATATGAATACATATCTAAGCTATACGCAGAACGCTTAGAGAAAAATGATTTCCTATAATAGAAGGAGGTAATTACTATGACGAACTTTAAGAAATGGGCCGCAGCCGCAGGCATTCGCGCGCTAAAAACTTTTGCTCAAACCGCAGTAGGCATGTTAAGTGGTGATCTAATTGGTATTCTAGAAGTCAACTGGGTTTCCGTCCTATCTGTATCCGCAACAGCGGCCGTACTATCTATCCTAACTTCTGTCGCAGGCTTACCTGAGGTAAAAGTTGAGGAAGAGCAGGCCCCAGTAGATGACGAAAATTCTCTATAAGTATTTGACTTTTTTAAAAAAATGGATTATAATTAAATAAAAGATAAGGAGGAAGTATCTTATGAGTGAGCGTAGAAGTCGTACTCATGTTATCCCTTTAGAAATTTACACCGACGGTTCACTTAAAACTGCGGGCGCAGGAGCTAAGTTTGGTGGCTGGGCTTTTGTCGTAGTTCGCGGTGATAACATGATTTATAACGCTTCTGGCGGAGAGTACGATACCACCAACCAACGTATGGAATTGATGGCTATTCTTAAGGCTCTTGAGTATGCAAAAGAAAATCGTAGACAGAACGAACAAGTTATTATCTATAGTGATTCTGCCTATGCTATTAATTGCTATCAACAAGATTGGTACATTAATTGGCAGCTAAATGGATGGGAAAATGCAAAAAAGCAACCTGTTGCCAATCAAGACCTATGGATGGAAATCATTCCTTATTTTGATAATTATTGGTATCACTTTTGCAAAGTAAAAGGCCATGCTGATAACTATTGGAATAATCGTTGTGATACGCTCGCTCAGGATGCTTCCCAAGAACTAAAATTTAAATGGCGAGGTACTGGCAATGGATGAAATGTATGAAGTAACTCGTGATGAGTTTGTTGGTTTTAAAGATTAGTTTAAATCAGGCATCTATTTAACAGAAAAAGATTCCGATGATAAACTTAATACTTTAAAATATATTAGTATAAAAACTGGCGCATTACTTTGCGCGCAGACAGAAGATATAAATACTGGCGATATGAAATATTATGTAATCACTATGCCAGATGACGATGAACGTAAAGCCCCTCCTCGTAAGCGTAAAATTGAATTACAAACTAGAGAAGAGGTTGAAGCTTTCTTTAAAATTATAAATGATTTAATTTAGGAGAGTCAAAAAAATGGCAATTGAATTATTTCCTAATATATCAGATACAGCAAGAGAAGTCGCAGATATAGCTTTTGATATTGCTTTGACTATGGATGTAGAGTCAGCAAGTTTTTTTCTAAGTAAAATTATTGCGAACGCTCCTACTGAAGAAGAAAGTGAATTTTATGAATTTGCTTTTAGGACAAAAATGGAGGCTCTAGCGAATGATGCAAGTAATTCTGATCAGCGGTAAAAGTGGCTCTGGTAAAGATACTTTTGCGAATATGCTGAAAATTCTACTGGAGCAGATGGGTAAAAAAGTACTCATCACGCATTTCGCCGACCCAGTAAAGTGGATTGCAAGAGATTATTTCAATTGGAATGGAGTTAAAGATATTAGCGGGCGCTCGCTTCTGCAAAAGCTTGGCACAGACCAAGTGCGCGCGCATGATAAAAATTATTGGGTAGACATAATTAGTAGGTTTATCGCTGTTATGGGAGAATGCAAAGAATTTGATTATGTATTAATCCCTGATGCGAGATTTGAAAATGAAATTACAGGAGTATGTTTTCGTAACCCTGGCGCAATAAGTATAAGGATTGACCGTTATGAAAATGGTTATCCTTGGCTAAACCCTGCCTTAAATTCAGAACAAGCAACTCATCCAAGCGAGACGTCTTTGGATAATTATAAATATTTTAATTATAAAATTAAAAATGATAAGGGCTTGCTGGAATTAGAAGAGAAGGCGGCCAACTTAATTAAGGAAATGGAGGGCCTTGGTGAATGTTACTAAGAGAGTTATCTCCTGAAAAATATTGGTCTTTCCCAGCTTCATACTCAAAAGAAAGACAAAAGAGTGAAATTGAAAAGATGATTATTAGTGGTAATTATTCTTTTCAAAGGAAAATTGATGGTAATTATTCTGCTTTCATTTGTGATTTTGATGGCGATAAACGATTAATCAGCCGTGGTGTATCTAAAGTTACTGGAGAATACGGGCGATTAGAAGATAAATTATTTTTCTTTGATGCCGTAGCAAAGGCTTTTGATAAGCCCACCCGCATTATGGGAGAGATTTGGCTTGAAGGCGCGATTGACCGCAACATTGGTTCGATTTTGCGCGCAGGAGCTGAAAAATCGCTAAGTATTCAAGATGATGAATATTACCATAAAATTCAATCTAAAGTAAAATTCACTGCTAAAGATAAGCGTGACATTGAGAATAATGAATTTAGAGGTCAGAAACTCAGATGGTATATTTTCGATGTTTGGTACTATGACGGTGAAGATTTAATGCAAACTCCATGGATTGAACGTCAAGAATATGTAAAGCGAGCGGTTGAAAGAATTAACCATCCTCTTGTAAGTTGTGCGCCGTACCATAAGATGGACAATAATTTTTACAACTATCTCTCTGATATTTTTGCAAGTGGCGGCGAAGGCGTAGTATGTTATAATGAGCAAGGAAAACCTGAGCCTGATAAGCGTACTGCGCATAAAACTTTAAAGGTTAAACGCGAACTAGAAAATTTAATTGATTGTTTTATCCTTCGTACTGAGCCTGCCGCAAAGGCTTATACTGGCAAAGAGCCTGGCACTTGGCAATTCTGGGAGGATATGCGCACTGGTGAAAAACTTTTTGGAGATTACTTTGGAGACTACCAAGTAGGGAAGAATGTAATCCCAGTTAGTAAGGGTTATTTTTATAACCTGCCAGGCGCAATTTATGTCGGCGTTTATAATGATAACCATGAAATTATTGAGCTATGTAAAGTTGCTGGACTAACAGATGATTTTAAAACAGAGCTTCGGGATAATTTTGAAAAATATTATATGTGTCCAGTAACTATTGGTGGCATGATGTTAAGTGATGCAAAAACTGAAATTAGCGTTAGACATCCATATTTGCATAGTATTCGATTGGAAGATATTGATCCAGAAGATTGTACTTTAAATAAAATTCTAAAGAATAATTAAGTTGCTTCCTTGAAGCAACGAGGAGGCAAAATGTTAGAATTACCTGAAATTTTTTCCTTCTTAAGCGGTCCCGTTGTAGACCCTGCAACATATCAGTATTTTCATCAGCTCTTTGATAAGAGAACTGTAATCTTTAATAAGGAAATTGAAGAGGACATTTTTGAGGCGGTGTATCTACCTCTTAAGGATTTTGAAGAGGATAGTGATTCACAGCCAGTTACACTAATCTTAAATTCTCCTGGTGGTTCAGTTTCTGATAGCTTCTATTTGGCGAATTACATTAGCCAATATCGGAAGCCGCTGAATATAATTGTTGCCGGCTACGCAGCTTCAATGGCCACGGTTCTTTTGGCGGCCGGCGGGCATAACGATAACGTTACTCGTTATTGCTATCCAAGCACTTACGGTTTAATCCATGATGGATATGTAGCATTAACTGCTAGCGAATCAAAGACTGCCTCTGATATTATGGCTTTTAATGAGCATGTTGATGAAAGGATTCGTCAATTTATTTTAGACAATACTAATATCACCGCAGAGCAATTTGATTCAAAGACACGTCATCAATGGTTTTTGACCGCTGAAGAAATGAAGGAATATAATCTAATTGATAAAATTATTGGAAGTGATGAATAATGGTGATCCATTTTTTAGATACTTCTGCTATACTAAATGGGGGCTTGCATAAATATGGTACTGTTTATGTAAGCCCCTTAGTTCTTACTGAATTAGAGAACATTAAGCAGTCTAATAAAAATGAACAAATTAAATATTAGGCGCGTGTAGCAGTGCGGGAAATTATTAATAAACAAGATATAATGTATCAGCATGTTTCATAGAAAGCCTTAAAAAAGATTATTGAAAAATATGATTTCCTTACTGAAACTAATGATCATTTAATATTGGCAGAAGCAGAATGGCTCGGCCGCAATAGTTGTGAATCAGTACATTTTATAACCAGTGATGGCGCACAATATCTTTTCGCAACACA